ATGAGAGTAAAACTACACGGCGGAAGATACAATTACGGCAAGCAAGCACCTAGCGAAACATGGACATGTCCGGTAGCTTATCGGTATGAATCATTGAGCCAGTTAGACGGATACAAATACAAGACTATCGTTGACATGTTAAATGGCGGTTGGGTAGACTTTGACGCTCGGGGGAATGTTATACTGACAAGAATAAATAAAGCATATCCAGACGTACACCCGAAAGTGATCGCAGAAATAGCGACGAAAGAAAAGATAAACAAGACTTATTGTGGGTTTATGTAAAATACTTGACGTATAGAAATAAAATGTCATAAAAGTATATGATAAGAAAATATGAGGCGTGCGAGACATGCGAAGACCAAAAGTTTCATAAAGAAGAACGGGCAAAAGGCTTATCTGACGAAAAGTTTTTCGAAATCTGCTGTAATTGTGATGGCAGATCAGATAAAAAACAACCTGAAAGAGTAAGCATCCATAGCCCAGAACAGGAGGAAGGCACTATAGATGATGAAGACGAGGTAATCGATGAGCAAGAAGTCACCGAAGAAGAGTAATTACTCTATTGGTGAGGTTGTAAAAACTCAACTTGGAGAAATGATTATCAAGGATATTATGGATGATAAAGTAGAAGTCTATAAAATACAAGACTCTAATAAGAGATTAAAGTCTACCTATATTATCCCATTATCTGACATACTGGATAAAAAAGAAGTCAGTACTACTTATCAAAAAGAAGAATATCCGGAGTTTATCGAAGATTCAGAATAATGCCATATCCGTCAGAACATGCAGCGAGAATTAAAGAGCCTGGAATGTTTCAGAAAGGCTCGATGAGATCTAAGGAGTTATCAGGAGGAGTCAGATTAATTCTTGGTAAACTTGATAACTCAACTTCTATGACAGTACAAGCTGTAAGATTTGATAAAAACAAATGGACTACTGAAAGAGCAAGAAAGTGGCTAAAAGACCATGACTATAAGTATATTAGTTTTGAAAAGGCAACAACATGAAAAGATCAATAATGATTAAAGGTAGACAGATAGTTTATAACCATGAGGTTAAATGGTATCAGTTTATTAAATGGATAAGATTAGAGCTGTCATTTGTATGGCAAGTAATTAAACATATATTTAAATCATGAGTGATACAAAACCACAGAAATCTACAGATGACAACAAATTAGATGTTATTGATAGGAAAATAATCAAATTAGTCATTGAAAACGCCACATATACAGACAACCAGATAGCGGAAAAGTTAGGTTTAGAAAGGACAACAATCAATAAGCGCAAGAATTCTAAACGTGTTCAAGAAGAAATAGAGAGGTTGCAGAAATCAGCATTAGACGAGTTTTTAGATGCTCAAAAAGAAGCTGTCCGTGTAGGTAAAGAATTACTTAAATCAGATAATGAACATATAAGGCTTATGGCATTTAAAGCATTTACGCAAAACATACAATCAAGAAAGTTAGAGATAGAAGGCGTCAAAATAGTTTATTTAGATAAAGATGACGCAAATCTGTGAATTCAATAAAACTCCAAAACAGGCAGAAGTAATAAGACTGATGTCTAGCCATACTGAACTATTAATAGAAGGTGGTGGTAGAGCAGGGAAAACCTTTATTGAAATATATGCAATCATAATAAGAATGCTTAAATATAAAGGGTCTATGCATCTTGCGTTGAGAAAGCATTTTAACCACGCCAAGCTTGCGTTATTTTCTCAAACAATACCTAATGTACTGGATATAGCTTTCCCAAACGTTAAGTATAAACAAAATAAATCAGATTATTATTATGAATTAAATGAATCACAGTTGTGGATAGGTGGGACAGATGATAAAGAAAGAGTTGAAAAAATATTAGGGACAGAATGGGCGACTATATTTCTTAATGAAATATCTGAACAATCCTACAGTACATACGAATTATTAAAGACAAGATTAAACCCGCAGAGAGGTGTAAAACCTCTTATGTTGCTGGACCAGAACCCCCCATCTACTAGGCACTGGTCATATATTAAATTTCATATGAACATGAACCCGGAGAATAATCAACCATTGCCAAAGAAACTGCAAGAAATGCAAGCATGGTTTAAGATGGTCCCAAAGGATAATGAAAATAATCTTAATGAAACATACATCCAAACATTAGAGGGATTAAGTGAGTCAAAAAAACGTAGATTTTTGTATGGAGAATATACGGACGATACAGAAGGCGCATTATGGAAAATAGATTGGATTACTCGTAACAGGTTAAGTGATAGACCGTCTATGTCCAGAGTTATAGTTGCAATCGACCCTAACGTGACCGATGATAAAAAGGTTAATGAGACAACAGATGAGGCAGGAATAATTACAGTTGGTCAGTATAGAATTAAGGATGACTGGCATTATTGTGTTATTAGGGATGATTCGACACCAGGTCTGTCATGGGGAGCAGTAGCAGTTGAGGTATTCAGGCAAGAGAATGCTGATAGGATAATAGGCGAGGTTAACCAAGGCGGAGATCTAATAGAAATGAATATACGTAATTATGATAGATATGTGCCATTCGATTCAGTAAGAGCTACAAGAGGCAAGGAAGTTAGAGCTGAACCAGTAGCTGACCTCTATAGACGTGGTTATGTGCATCATTTAGATGAGCTTCCAGAGCTTGAACAAGAATTGGTAACATGGGTTCCTGGCAATGGGAGAAGCCCTAATAGATTGGACGCAGTCGTATGGGCTATATCGTATCTAAGCGGGTCAGGAGATAGCAATATTAATACAGTAACAGGATGGTAATATGATTAACGCACAACACGAAAAGTATACAAAATGGGTAGGCGTATGGGATAAAATTAAGGATGCCATTGCTGGACAAGACAACGTAAAATCTAAAGGTGAAAAATATCTGCCTAAACTACCTGGGCAGGATGAGAACGCATATAGAGCATACTTGCATCGTTCACAGTATAACAATCTATGTGGCCGGACTATGCAGGTTGCCATAGGCCAGTTATTTAGAAAAGAACCGATAACCGTGGGGATAGATGACTTTATAGAAAACATTAATCTTGAGGGTTCACATTTCAATCATTTTTCCAAAGAAGTCTTTGGCGATGTTCTAAAATACAATAGATCATGTATATTAGTTGATTATTCTGATGAAGGGCAGCGTGTATATTTAAAACGATTTAAGGCTAAAAGTATTATTAATTGGAGATCTGAAATAATTAACGGGGATAAGCAATTAACCTTAGTAGTTATTAAGGGTGAACGTTGCACTTACGTTGATTATGAAAAAAAAGAAACTGAAATATACTTAGAACTTTACTTAGAAGATGGCATGTATAAAAGCCGTGAATGGGAAGAAGTTAAAAGACCGGATGGAACCCGTGGATTTGAGATAATAACAGAAAGCATGGAAACACCATTAATGGCGGGTGAACCATTGCCGTTTATTCCGTTCTATTTCGTAACATCATACGGGATTAGTGAGAATATAAAAACATCTGCATTATCTGACATTGTCAATATCAATTTAGGCCATTATGTAAACTATGCAGATTATGAAAATATGCTACACTGGACAGGCGCAAAGACTATCATCACTAAGGGATATGGTAATAAAACTTTTCCTGTTGGTGCAGCTGTTGACCTTCCTACAGATGGGGATGCTAAATTTTTAGAGGCTTCGAGTGATTCAGGTCTTGAAAAAGAGATACGTCATAAAGAAGAACTAATGGCAATTATGGGTACTCAGTTATTAAGCGGTAAAGGCAAGTATGTTGCAAGCGCACAGACAAGTCAAATATCATCAGAGGGTGAGTATGCTACTCTTGCAGATATAGCTAATGCAATATCTCATTCAATGACTAAAGTAATGAAAATAGCTATTGAATGGGCTGGCGGTGATTCAACAAATATAAATGTTGAATATAACACAGATTACCAGGTTAATGAAATACCAACAGGCAGACTAACAGAATTACTAGGTGCTTGGCAATCCGGAGGGATATCATATGAGACTTTCTATTATGTTCTTAATTCATATGAGATATACCCTAATGGATGGTCAAAAGAATTGGAGCTTGAATTAATTAATGAATCTATGACTAAACAAGTCACTGATAGGCAAGCTAAACTAAATAGCCAAGTAGACCAGAAAATGATGCCAGTTAATCAACCTAATAACAGTTCAGGCGATACAACAATAGAATGAATTTAAAACAGTTCCAATTATTTAGCCAAGCACAGACAGAAGAAGAAGTTAATGCACTGGTTAATCAAGTTACTGCAGCATATCAAGATGCAGCAAACTCTATACAGGCAGAATTAAACAGCTTATACGTTACTGTGTTAGATACAGTTGACCCAGTTAAGTATTATGAAACGATGCTAAAAATAGGCAGGCTGGAAAGTCTATTAGACTTCTCGCAAAGCCAGTTTAGCTATTATTCTAATATTGCTAAAGAGTCATTAGAAAAAGCATCAAGATTGTCAATGTCTAATACGTGGTATAGACAGCAATATACTTATTCATGGTTAGACCAGAATTATTCATTAGCATTACTTGACCCAAGAATTATTGAACTATCTGTATTAGGAACCCCTGAAAGCTGGTCTAATATTACAGATAGTTTATTAGCTAAAAGTCTTGAATGGCCTGATTATGCTCCACAATACGGTAGTTTATCAGAGCTTTTATTAAGTAACCAGACTGAGCAATTAGCAAAGATACAGCAGGTTATAACAAGCGGATTAATACAGGGTAAGTCTATCAGTGCATTAGGTAAAGACATCCAAGAGATTATGGATAATTTCACATACCAAGCTGACAGAATTGCACGAACAGAGACAGCCAGAACTATGAATTTAGCGCATCAATTAGCAAGTATTGAGGCAGAAGGTAAAGGCCTTAGAATTATGCGTATGTGGTCTGCAGCTAAAGACAGTAGAACAAGACCCACTCATGCAGCGTTGGATGGCAAACTTGCACCACCTGATGGCCCATTCCATAACGGAGTTATGAGGCCAGGAGCATGGCCACAAGTGAAAGATAATGTAAATGAGCGATGCACTACTGTAGATGTATTAGTAGATAGCAATGGTAATATTGATAGGCCTAAATTTATGAGAGGCAGAAACCCGGCAACCGGAGAGAATGAAGTCTACAGCTACACAGATTTTACAGATTGGGCAGACTCAGTTAATCTTAAACAAAACGATTATGGAGAAATGTACATATGATAAATGATAAATTAAGCTATACCACAGCAGGACGTTTAAAGACATCTAATCAATATCCTATATTTGAGATGAAACATATTTCTAATGCACTGGAAACACAGATGTCTACTAGAATATATGGTGCTATTATTAATCACGGTACACCAGTTGGAGCAGGATTTCAGGTTGGTGAAGTCATCACGGGCGGTACTTCAGGGATGAAGGGGACTATAACTGCTGTTGGTTCTGGGAATATAACATACAATAACACTGTTGATTATTCAGCAACGGGAGGTGGTACAGTTGGCTATCCAAATAACTGGGCAGACGGGGAAACAGTAACCGGCGGGACATCAGGCACAACTGCAACTGTTACAGACCACGACACAGGAGCGCATTGTTATTATGATTACAATACATCATCTGTTCGCTTAAAAGTTGGGACACTGCCAGGTCAGAAAGTTATTAGACAATCAATGAGATATAACCCATATTTCCCAAGTTTTGAACAATCTCCAACACAGACAACTACTATTGAATATAAGGATAATGTTAAACAATACATTGTATATGGTGATAGTGAAGATGCATTAGGATTAATGATTGATGGTCAGATTCCTAAAGTTGTTTTAAGGAGTAATGTATCAGGATCGCCACAAGAGATCACCAGAGAGCAGCCTAAGTGGGTAGATGGACACGGATTAGATTTGCAATATGGTCAAATTCTATCATCTTATCTAAAATGGCTTGGTTATGGTAATGCCGGTGTAGATATGACCATTGACGGTGTTGATCGTGAATTATGGGAATTTCTGACAGCAGGTAAATTAGATGATGTTTATATGCGTTCACCCTCTAAACCAGTATCATGGCACATTGAAAACACAGGCACTACTATAAGCCCAACAGAGTTACGGGAAGTATGCGCAGTTGTACAGTCAGAAGGTGGGTATATTTTACCCGGGATAGAATTCTCTGCCGATATTCCTTTCCGTGGAGCAGAGGTGGGGCAATCTGCAGAGCGAACTATAAACTCTGCTACATTTACTCCATTAATGGCTATACGATTAAAAGCTAATTACCCAGCAGGTAAGCCTAATAGAAAAACAATTAGATTATTAGACGCTGTATTTGGAGCAAGGTCTGACGATATTAGTATAAGAATGTATCATGTTCATGGTTTAACATCATGCAATGGTACATGGTCAGATGTTGATGATTCAAGTGTAGTAGAATACAATACAACTTTAACAAGTTATACAGCGATGCATAAGCATTTAGTTCAACCAGCATCTGTATATTCATCATTAGGTGGAGGCGGTGGTATCTCTGACGCCCCAATCGATGTACTGAACAACCATTCATACATTAATCAAAACTATGAATCAGATAACAGTGAGTTGATAATTGCTGAGGTAGTAACAAGAACAGGATCAGCAGCGATAACGGGGCATATGACATGGATTGAGTCTGAATAAAAAGCAAGGGCCCGCTACCAACGGGCCTCTTGCGGTCGGCACGACCGGGTGACTTTATATTATAAATCTGTAAAAATGTCCGGGCTTTCACCGGACTGCTGTTATGAAGGAAACTTAGTTAAATGGAGTTGGTAAAGGCAATATAACATAGGCAGTTTATATTGTAAACAAATATTTAAGGAGTATTTATGCCAATTACCAAAGAAGACCTTGCAGAATATCTGCAGGACGAAAATAATAAGACAGAGTTTAATGAACTCGCAAAATCATTAGGATACGAGACACCGGAGGATATAGAAGGATTAAGGAACAAAAATAACGAAGTTATATTAAAACTCAAGAAGGAAAAAGAAGAAAGAACTAAGCTACAAAAAACACTTGACGAAATCAATCTTGATGAGTATTATGAATACAAGAACGGAGCTGATTCAAACGGCAAAGCACAGGCACAGGCCAACGCATTGCAAAAAAAACTTGAATCTCTCATACAAGAAAAGACTGACATAGAATCAAAGTATATGTCATCTCAGATCGAATCACAATTAAGCCAGGCTTTAGAAGCAACAGGCTTTAAAACTCACAAAGGAATTTTAAAACAAGCCCTACAAGGTAAGGCGAAAGTCGAAAATGATAACGGTAAACCTATTGTTATTATTGAAGACGAAAACGGTTTACCTTTACCTGTTAAAGAGTACCTGATTTCGTTCGCTAACTCTGAGGATGGTAAAAGATATTTAGACCAACCAGAGAACAAAGGCGCAGGAAGTCAGAATATTTCTGGCACAAGTGGGAGCCGTCAAGTCACTGAGGACGATTTTAAAAAGATGTCTCCAAAAGAAAGAGCGTCTTTTATTCAATCCGGTGGCAAAATAATTTAACAGGAGGGCTATAAATGGCCAACACATTAACAGCACTTGCGCCGGTGCTATACAGCGCAGCGCAAGAAGTAGCAAAAGAGCCGGTCGGATTTCTTGATGCTATTAATATGAATTTTGATGACAAGGGTGTTGCACTTAATGACTCTGTAAAGGTACCAGTTGCTCCGGTTGTGTCAACATCTGACTATATTCCAGCAATGACAACAACTGCAGGTACTGACAGGATAGCTTCAAGTGTAACAGTATCTATCGACAATTCTAAAGAGGTAACTTGGCACTTAACCGGTGAACAGCAGTTATCTTTAATGAATGGTGATACTGACAAAGAATGGGTAAGACAGCTTATCGCGCAGGGTATGCGAGCATTAAATAATGGCGCAGAATCTACACTTGCAACAGCTATCTACAAAAATGCATCGAGGGCAGTTGGTACTGCCGGGACTACTCCATTCGCAACCAATATCGATGTTATTGCAGAAGCATATAAAATTCTAAAAGACAATGGTGCGCCGCTTGCTGATATGCAGATGGTTATGGATACAAGTGCCGGGCTAAATGCTCGTAACCTTGCTATCATTCAACAAGCAGACCAAGCTGGAACTCCAGAAGAAAGACGAAGCGGAAACTTCTTACGTCAATTTGGATTTCAACTTAGAGAGTCTGCCGGTGTTCAGTCGCATACTAAAGGTACTGGTACTCTATATGATATCGTAGCAGCAGGTGAAGCAGTTGGGCAAACTACTTTATCTCTTGAAGGTGGTACAGTTGGCGCAACCGGTATTTTAGCAGGTGATGTTGTTACGTTTGCAGGTGGTGCTACAGATACTAACAAGTATGTTGTAAACACAGGTCTTGCAGCTACATCTGGCGATATCGTAATTGGGAACCCTGGTTTACGAGTTGTAAAAGTTGACGCTGATGAAATGACAATCGGTAACAGCTACACTGCCAACTGCTTCTTTGAAAGAGGTGCTATTGTCGGTGTGATGCGTCCGCCAATTGTTCCTGCCTCTCCATTAATTAAGCAAATTCCAATTTCTGACGGAATGGGTAGAACATATCTATTGTGCGAGATTGTTGGTGATGGTATGGTAACATGGAGCCTTAGACTTGCTTATGGATTCAAGGTTGTACAATCTGAATTTGTTGGCATTTTGATGGGGTAATTTTATGTCATTAATAACAAGTGACGAAGCAGCAATATTAGACCATGACGGGGCAACCAACCAAAAGGTTGCCTTCGGTTCTAAATTGTATGAAATTTCCACAGGCTCAATCATGGCTGTGCAAGTTGCCATTACTGCCGATGCTACATCTGGTCAAACATTCACTATCCCATACAACGGAATATTGTTTGATGTTATAGTAGAAGCAAGGGCAACCAGTGCAAGCGGTACAGTAACTGTCCGAGATACTACCAACCCAATAACAGATGCTATTGTAATGGCAGTTGATACAACAGTTACAAGAGCAGGTACATTGGATGATACTTATACAACCATGACAACCGCTGGAAGTTACAACGTAATAACTAACGGTGCGGCAGACCGTGGTAATGTTACGTTGTTGTTTTATCGTTCGTAAATTGACAGGAGGTCTATTGTTATAGGCCTCCACTTGAATATATGAACTTTGAAATAGAAACAGGAACAGGCAGCAGTACTGCAACAAGTTATGCATCTGTAGCTAACTATACATCGTATTGGTTAGACCGTGGTGAAACTATTGTAGATGCAGATGCAAGTATTCAGGCATGGTTAAATATAGCGACAGAATATATTGATAATGCATATACATTTACCGGTAATGTGGCAACACAAGACCAGGCATTAGAATGGCCTCGATATGGTGTTTATGATAAATTCGGTAAAGAAATAGTATCTAATACTGTTCCATCTTCATTAATAAAAGCAGTATGTTATTTAGCTAAACAAGCAAAAAGTAACGACTTAAACAAAGTCAATACAGGATTAAAATCAATTAATTATGGGCCAGTGTCTAAAACATTTTCTAGTAATTCATCAGAGACAGCATATCCATATATTGACACGTTATTAAAATATTATTTAGTTTATGGTAATAAATTGCAGAGAGTAAATTAATGTTAGATGATATTTATAGATCAGAAAAAACTTATACTGCAGTCATCCAAGAGTCAGTTCAAACAAGTGCATCGGGTCAATTATCTGCAATTACATGGACTACTGTATCATCTGTAGAATGTCTATTCTGGCATGGCGGGATATCTAAAAATCTTGTTAACGAAAAGATAAAGGGTGAAGTTGAGGCGACTATTGCACTTAAACCATCTGATATTGCAGTTCAGTCCATTCCTAAAAATGGCAGAATAATAATTCAAGATTCTGCATTTGGAGCAGCAGTTAATAACGTTGCAGGTTATGCCACTGGATCAACTACAATGGCAATTGACGGGTTTAATGATTACGCATCTCCAATAACAAAATATGATAAGTTTACTGTAATAGGTGAGACAGGAACACCAGACCACACAATTAGCGACACTACGGCATCATCAGGAATAACAGTAAGCGTTGACTTTACACCAGGATTAGCATCGGATGTAGTCGATAATACAGTATTAAGTATTACACCAATTAAAGGAACTTATTCTATCATATACCCAGATGATATAGCATTACAGAATCAATTAATAATAATCTTATTAAAGGAATTCAGATAATGGCAGAATTTAATAAGTATATTAACAACGATGACTTTTCAGACAAGAACGCAGAAATAGCTGCATTGCAGGGTGCGATTAAATTTCAAGGTCAAGCTACAACTTTAGTTCCAGTTGATACAGGTAGATTAAAAGGTTCTATACATAGACTTAAAGATGGCAATGATTATTTAGTTGGAACAAATGTAGATTACGCCCCATATATTGAATTCGGCACAGCTAACACACAAGCACAGTCATTTTTAAGAGCATCAGCATATATTATTAAAAATCAAAGCATAAATACATCAGAGTTTAAAAACTATTTAAACACAATAGGCAGTAAATGACAGATAATGTTACAAATTTAATGGATCGTATTTTAGCAGATGTAGATATTCAAAATGCAGTAGAAGCATACGGTTCAGGTTATGCAATATGGAACGATGTCGTAATCCCACAGGATTTTACAGGTAGCAAATCTATATTAGTTTACCAGGTTTCTAATGCTGATTTCACAATGGGACATGATGATTTTAGATATAGTGCATCATGCAGAGCAGCAACCTATAAAGAATCCAGAACAATAGCGAACTTATTAATTAGTAAGTTAAACAGATACAACGTAAAAGGCGAGGGTATTAGAATGTCTATGTTACCAACTGTACTGCCACAAGACCAAACAGACAAATTTAATACGCCAGTAGAAATAAGCTACATTACAAAACTATAAGGAGATACAATGCCAGTACAAACAACAACAAACAGAGGGTATTTAAAAATTAAAGATGGGTGCAAGGTGTCAGTATGGGCATCTGGAGACGGTGCATACACTGATCTTGGAGAAACAGAAGGAGATGTCAAATTAGGCGTTACATGGAGTGAATTCCAGCGTCAAACAGGAAACGCAGGTATTAAAGCCCCGATCATAAGAAATATGATGGTTGAAGGTTCTTTTACTTTAACTGACTTATGGCCGTCAGCATTTACAAAACTTAGCAACGGTGCGATAACATCTGTAACAACTACAGCGACACCAGATACTACTCTAGATAACCAAGTAATAGCGGCAAACTGGACTGCAGATACACCTATCCCTCTTGAGGTAGTTGATACGACTACAGGGGTAGCATACAATTGCACAGCGTTAACATTAACAAGCGTTACCGGTGATTCATCTGGAGCAGGAACAGCATACAGCGACTATACACTAATAGCCGATACTAACAGTTCATCAGGATATTCAATTATTCTGCATACTGGTGGTTTGGCAACATTTGCAACATCCGAGGTTATTACCATTGTATTTGCAAGTGCTACACCTGTGGCATCTACCACTCTATATTGTGGAACTTCTACACTTGAACTTGTACCTTACAAATTAAAGTTTACTCATACTGACTCAAGTTCAGTAGTTGACTTCGAAGTTGAACTTCCTGTAGTATACAGTCAATCCGGTGCTTTTGTATTAGATTTTGGAGGCCAAGGTTCTGATGGCGTGGATTCATTACCGATACAATTTAAAGCCCAGATCGATTCAACAGGAACAGAGGGCCGTCAGTTATTCAGTTATTTAATAGCGGGGTAATATGGATTTTACTTATTATGAGGAGGGAGAAAAGAAAACTTTCTCCCTCGAAATATACTTTATTTCTCGCGGTATTCGTAAATTAATAGAACACCATTTAAGTAAGCTAATGGAATTTCACCAGTTATTTCAGAAGCAATCTAATAATGTTACAGAATTAGCTGCAGCAAGAATTAACAAGGATAACGAGTCTGTTAAGAAATTACAATTAGAGAATAAAGATATTTTAAACCAATTTGCTAACGCTGATGTTAATGAAATAGAAGCAGAACGTATTAACATTATGCGCAGAATTCTAAAGGATAATGCTATAAAAGATCACAAATTATTTGATGACGATTTTATAGATAATTGCACAGAACCTGTAGAGATTATAAATTTTCTTCGTGATTGTTGGATGAAAGACATGCCGAAGGATAGTAAAAAAAAAATGTAAAGAAAATAATATTCCATGAGGATATGTTATTTTCTGTTTTAAATAAATACTGGAGGCCGATTAGTCGTGAAGAATGGCTATGGGGATTAACTGATAATGATATTATTAATGCTATTAAATGTTCACCAATACCGAAAGAACTCCAGCTTGAAATATGGGAGCCAGAAGGGGCAGTAGTTAGGTACTAATGGCTAAAACAGAGATAGGCGAGCTTTATTACAGAATCACAGGTGATAATTCAGGTTTAAAGAATTCTCTTGATGCATCCGACAACCAGGCTAATAAGTTTATGGGAACACTTGGCAAGGTTGGTAAAGCTATTGCCGGTGCGTTTGTCGTTAAACAAGTATACGATTTTGCAAAAGGTTTAGTTACTGCTGCAAGTGATGCCAATGAAACTGCATCTAAATTTGGTACAGTATTTAGCAGTATATCTGGAGCAGCAAACCAGACAGCCGCAGACATTGCAGCAAGTTATGGTCTATCTAATACAGCAGCAAAGGATTATTTATCAGGCGTTGGAGATATTCTTACAGGTCTGGAATTTACACAGCAAGCATCATTAGACACATCTGCATCAATTGTAGGATTATCTGCAGACCTCGTATCTTTTAAAAACTATGCTGGAGGGGTAGAAGGTGCTCAACGTGCAATCACTTCTGCATTACTTGGAGAGCGTGAAGCCCTAAAGGGGTTAGGAATTGCAATATCTGATGCTGACTTACAGAAATTCGCAGCTGATTCAGGTAAGGTATGGAAAGAACTATCCAAACAAGAGCAAGCTACATTAACATTAGAACTTATTACTAAACGTGCAGGGAACGCAGTAGGTGACTTTGCAAGAACTCAATTATCTTTTGCAAACCAGATCAGAGTAGCAGAAAGCGGTCTGCAAAATTTACAAGAAACTTTAGGAAGTAAACTATTACCAGTAGCATCATTGGGAGTTATCGCATTTAACTCAATGCTAAAAGAAATAAATGCCTCTGCAGTAGGGTTATCAGATTGGGCAACATCTGCAGAAGGCTCTGCACAGATTGCAAGTTTTTTTAGTAACGTATTAGGTTCAATATCTGCAGCAGCTGTTTTATTGTCTCCAGTACTTAGCGGTATTGGTGATATATTCATATCTATTTATGATTCATTCGCTGATGGGATACCTCTATTATTAGGTGCTAGTCAAGGCATGGGCGGTATGGCGTCTACATCACTTATATTATCTAATGTTCTTACAATATTAGGGACAATACTTGGTGGTATCATTACAACGATGTTTAATTTTGCAAATGTTGTACTTGAAGCAGGGCAGACATTATTTTATTTTCTTGGACTACTAACAGGCCAAGTATCATTATCTGAATTTAAAGATCAGATAATTGAAACAGGTGAAGCAATAACTAATTTAGGAAATGGTGTTTTAGAGACCGGTCAAAAGATCATTGAGCAATCCAAAGAAATGATTAACAGTTTTACAGAAGATTCTGCTAATCTAACAAATGAAGCACAACTTGCAATGCAAGAAACAGCAAGTAATACACAAAGAACTATTAGCCTGGCATTGGCGAATACTGCAGATAATATCGGCACAGAGACTATGCGTGGAGTCGATTTAGCTAAATCGAATCTAAATAAATTAGACTCAGCTGCTGTAAAATCTGTAAACAATATTAGTACAGTAGCAAGCAATATTGGTAATAATATTGTTCAATTAATGTCAAGTATTACTAAATCAATAACAGCGCAAAACCAACAAATGCGGGACGAATTAGAGGCTACACATGAACAATACCTATCACAATTAGAGGCAGAATATCAAGCACAATTAGAGGCAGCAGGATTAGCAGATGAGACACATTTAGAGTCACTACAAAATCAATTGGCTGCAGCAACTGAGGCGGGCGATGCTGAAACAATTGCACAACTTGAAGATGATATAGAACGAGAACAATTACATCAAGATTATCTTAATCAAGTCGCACAGGCAGACGAAGATTATCAAAGAGAAGTCGCACAGCTTGAATATGAAGCCGCACACGCTGCATGGCAGTCTGATTTGTTAACTGCAATTAGTCAAGGTGCACTTGGTGCTATTAATGCTTTTGCATCAGGTTTTAGAATAGACCCTACAGGTATTTTATCAGGAATTAACACAGCATTAATGGTTGGTTTAACAGCTGCTAATGTTGCAACACTTTCTCAAAATGAACCACAAAGGCCCTCATATGAATTTGGCGGTATTGTTCCTGGAACATCGTTTACAGGTGATAGTGTAGGCGCAAATCTTAATTCTGGCGAAATGGTATTAACCAGAGATCAACAGGCAAATTTATTTAATATGGCTAATAATGGAGGTGGTGGAACTACTAATGTTAGTGTCAATATTGGAGAAGACCAATTGTCTAATGTTCTTTACAAAATGTCAAAGAATGGCAAACTACAAATACACGAAGGTGCAATAGTTAGTATATGATAATTTTATATGACAATCTAGTTAATGACGCTTCAATATCAAGTTTTTCTCAAAATCCTAACTTCACATGGTCAGACGCATTTAATGATAATGTACTTGCACATGTAGGCAGAAGTATTGGTGATAGTGCCGAATGGATAAAATTTACTTTTACAAGTGCAGTAAATGCAACAGATATATTTATATTTAATCATAATTTTGAAGCGGGTGCTACTGTTAAACTACAGGGTAACGCTACTGATATATGGACATCTCCAAGTGTAGATGAAACATTAACGATCAGCGATGTAATTTATAAAAACTTTACTGGCGGGTCATATAAATATTGGCGTATTTATATGGATCATTCAGCTAGTTCTGATGGTTATTTCCAGATAGGTAAAGTATTTTTAGGAGTGCCTTATCAGATTGTTGACCCGGACGCTGGTATAGATACACCAATAATCGGACAACCAAGATATTCTAAATCAATAGGCGGTCAGATATTTGGACAATCTACAACATTTTTGCAAACATTTTCATTAAATTTAACAAGCATTACACAAGCTGAAAAAGATAATTACGATACGTTTATAACGACAGTAAATTTAAATAATCCATTTGCATGTATTCTATTTGAAAGTAGTATATCTTCCCAACCACCATTATATTGTAATTTGGCTAAAATAGGATCAAGGAAATTTAATTCTAATAACGGGATCTCATGGGATATATCAGGAATAACATTTGAGGAATGTAGGTGAATATACTTGCGACTATTGATAGTACTTATAACTATTCGCTTACTGATTCAAATGTATCTGCAATAGGTAATTTAGATTATCCTCCAAAGATATTAAAACATCCAATAATAACCAGGTCAGCAGGTAGCAAATTTTTCGGACTTAGTACAGTAGACACATTTACACTTGATTTAATAAATACAGACGGATATTTCGATAATCTTTATAGTATATTTTTTAATAAAACATTAGAATTGTATGCAGGATTTGATAATGATTCTAGTTCATACATGCCAATATTCTCGGGTATTATTAGAGAATTAAATAATAATATAAAAACTATTACATTAACAGTTTATTCAAAAACTATATTGTTAGAAAAATCCATTGGTTTAACTTATTATTCAGTATCAACATATGCAGATATGAATTCTGATAACGAAGATAGACCAATTCCGCAGTTATGGGGTGAAAATTACGGATGTCCATGCGTGTGTCTTAATGAATTGGAAAGCCCTACACCAACAAACTATACTTTTAAAATATGCGATACATCAATAAATTCATTAACTGCAGTAAATGAAGTTTATTTAAATGGAGCCGTAGTAGCATATAGCAATGTATCATTAGCAGATGGAACATTTACAATAACCGCAGCAGCTTTAGGTACTGATAATTTTAACAATGTAACAGCTGATGCAGAAAATTCAATAAGCAATGCCGCTGCAATAATTAGAGATATAATAGATAATAATGTGTCTATGTCATATGATGCATCTAACTATACAGACGCAGTTAATAATACATACATAACTTCGTACTATGTTGATAATCCAATCAGTATTAGGAATGCCATTAATAGAATTGCAAATGATTCAAATCTCGATGTATATTTAGACCCAAACGGGTTGCTGTATTTTAAATATTTTGATTTAGACCAGCCAGTTAAAAAAGTCATACAAACATATGAATTTAGTGGTGATCCTGTAGTGTCTAATAATTTAAATGAATATGCATCTTCTGTATTAATATCATATAGGCCGTCAAGATCAACAGATGATGTATTGTATAAAAGAATAGCAACATATGAGACACAAGCATCTGCATGGTATGGAGATACCAGGGAGATACCATTAAATACAAATCTTACATTATTGAATGATGTAGTTAAAAAGGGTAATGATTATTTGTATATGTCATCAATATTTAGAGAAACAATTAAAAGATCAATAAGATTAAATATAGATGATAATATAGATTTATTTGATTTTGTCGCTGGTGAGCCATCACAAAGAGATGTCAATATAGATTCTGGCAATTATGATGTATTCAGAGTTTTAAGGGTCTCTGACGATTATGGTTTAATGACAAGAACTTTAGACATGCAATATATTAAAAATTATGCATACGTAAATAATTTCTTTTACTTAGAAACTGAAAATTTAGAATATGTTACAGACCAAAATGGGTCTGCGATAATTTTAGGAGGGTATTAAATGCCACAAATACATGAACTACCGGAGTCTTTACAGCCTGATGAATATGATAAATTTATCATAGAAACATCGGAAGGTGTTGCAAAATATATTGAACAATCAAAATTATTTGGCGGGCTTGTAATGCAAAATAACACCATTACAAGAAATCTAAAATACGTTCCAGACTATACGACTTATACTAATACATCTCCATTTGGTACAAGTTCAGTTTTTGACGTATATGTTTATAACGGAGTTATTTATGTTGTCGGTAATGGTGTATATTATTCTGTAGACGATGGTGCTACATGGACACATAGAACGACTGCAGATGGTTTGGGTAGTAATACTACATATTCAATATACGTAAATGGGACAAGTATATTTGTTGGTACATTAGCAGGTTTATCAATATCCACTGATGGAGGAGCATCGTTTTCAAATAAAACAACTACGCATGGATTAGGGTCTAACCAAGTTAATGATGTTCATTATAGCGGTACAACCCTATATGCAGCAACAGAAGGAGGTTTATCAATATCTACTGATAATGGATTGTCATTTACAAATAAAACAATATCTGATGGCCTCTATAGCAATGTAGTTAAATCAGTATATGCACAAGGAGATAACATATATTGCGGGACTGGTAGTGGTGTATCCATCCCAAGTTCATTAGGCGGTCTAAATATATCAACAGATGGAGGAACTACTTTTGGTGGTAATAATAATTTATATTCTTTATACAGTGTCAGTACAATTGTAGATATAAAAGTATTTAATAATGTTATCTATTTTACTGCAAATTATGGAGGTTTCGGATTTGGTTTTTTCTTTTCATCTGATGGTGGTACAACGTTTACGCGTAAATTGGTAGCTGATGGACTAGGTAGTAATATCACAAATAAAGTAAGTGTAATATCTGGAATTATTGCAGTGTCAACGCAGGGTGGTTTATCTATCTCAACTGATGATGGGGTAACATTTACAAACTACACAACTGCAGATGGTTTAGGCGATAATAATTGTAACGGTTTGTTTAATGATACCAAGCGTTTATATGTAGGATCATACACAGGTTTAGCAACATATTTTAATAAATCAGACACATCATGGATTAGGCTACAAACAGGAACAGGAACAGTATTAGAATATGATATAGCAGACAACGCATTTGATATTTATACAGCTCCTACAGGTGCAGCCGGTTCAGTTGCAACATTAACTAAACGACTTTTATTAGATGAAACACATGTAGCTTTAACTGATGATTTATCGGTTGGTGGTGATTTATCAATAACAGGTCAAGTCACAAGTAATTTGATAGTAGATACAAATTTAATTAAAACTGATATATCGAACAATTATGTAGGTATCAACAAAACTACTCCAGCGAAATCACTTGATGTTGTAGGGAACGGTGAATTTACTACTGATTTAACAGTTGGAACAAACTTGACGGTAGATACAAATCTCATAAAAACTGATTCAACTAATAATAGAGTAGGTATAAATAAAACTACTCCTGCAAAAACTCTTGATGTCGTAGGTGATGGTGAGATTACTGCTGATTTTACAGTAGGGGGTAATTT